TTACAACTTCTGGTATTATCTTTTCAACTTCTTGAGCTATCACACCCATTTGTTTTTCACCATCAAAGTCAGTTCTGTTAAAAGTAACACCACGCATTTGACATACTTTATCTAAAGCATTAGGTATTGTTTCAATATTTTCTTTTAGTCTTTCGTCTGAGAAAGCAGTAACATCGTTATTAAATGTAGCCGCTCCAGCAGCTGACATATCTAAAGTTAAAGCAGTTATAGTTGAACCACCGTCATTACCTTTAAATATCATGTCTTTGTCGCTAACAATACTTTGAATTACAAAGTCAGACGAGCTATTAGTAAAAGAACTTATATGTGTACCATCATCTTTAAATTGAATAGTTCCTGCATCAGCATCTAAGATAATTAAAGCAGCAGAATCAAGAAACATATCACCTGAACTTAAATCAATCTCATTGCCATCTATTGTAAAGTTGTCTACGACTACACCAGCGTTAGCTGTGATTACACCTGTTGCACCTATAGTACCTGCTACGTCAACACCAGCAGCGGTTGTTTCAAATTTTTTTACATTGTTATGACTAATTTCTACAGCACCATCAGGAATAATAACAACACTATCTTCTCCTGATTTTCCTTGTAGCTTTAAATTTCCTGTGCTGTTTTGAATATACGAATCAGAACCATCATGTTGTATTTGTAGGTCTGAACCAGCACCAAAGATGGTTTTGCCACCATCTGGAAGAGTTAAATCATGATTCAATATAAGTGTACCCGCATCACTACCATCAAATGTTGCCATTGTAATATCTGCACCACCATCAGTACCTTTTAAAATAATGTCTGAATCGTTTGCTGTAGCATCGATCGTAATATTACCAGATGATGTTGATAGAGTAACTGCGGCATCACCAACAGTTAAATTATCACAAGGCAGTGAATCAGCTGAAGCTGCGGCAAAAGCTAATGTTCCACTACCGTCAGTTTTTAAAAACTGTCCATCACTTCCATCAGCAGTTGGCATATTAAATGTTGTGCCACCAGACTTCATGATTATTTTACTACCGTCTGATGCAATACTCTCGTTTGCATCGTGTAACTGTAATGTTGGTGTGCCACCAGAATCTGTTAATAGTAACCCAGTATCATGTACATGAGTCAAAGCTATTTCATCATTCGCACCAAAAGATAGTATCGCACCATCGTGTTGTAGTTCTAGGTCTTGTGTAAGAGTTACATCTCCATCTGATCCTATCGCTATCGCATCCACATCAGAGGCTGAACCAATTTGTCCACCATCTGCTACAGTAATGCCCGCTGAATGTACATCTCTTTGACTAAAAGTTACTACTCCGTCTGCCGCTATCGCTAATGAATCAGTATCACTAGTATGTCCAATATTGGTGCCATTGATAATTATATTATCTACAGTAAGTGTAGTAAGAGTGCCTAATGACGTTATATTAGTTTGAGCTGCGGTAGTTAAGGTAACATCTGCAATATATGTTTTGACTCTAGACATTGCAGATTTTTTCTCAGTACCATTTGCTCCATCATCAACAATAATAAGATCAGCATCTACTAAATCAGCTCCTATATCTGAAGCACCGTCTATATCTAACGCACCTATATCTACTTTGTTTGCTGTAGATATTGTCGCTAACTTAGTATCAACAATTGCAGCACTTGACGCTACACTTGCGTTAACTACAGCATTAGCAGCTAATTGGTCAGCCCCTATAGCATCGTCTGCCATTAAATCAATTGTTATTTGGTCATTAGCAATGTGAGCTGTATCTATACTGCCATCGGTATAGTGTTCTGAATTAATAGCGTTATCTGCTATTTTAGCACCTGTAATTGCATCGGCAGCTATTTTAGCTGTGGTTACTTGTAAATCTGCGATATGAGCTGTATCTATTGAACCATCTGTATAATGCTCTGAGTTAATAGCGTCATCTGCTATTTTAGCTCCTGTTACAGCATCCGCATTAATCATAGCTGTTTCTACAGCATTATTAGCAATTGTTATAGCACCACTTGAAGCAATAGTTACATCTCCACTTACTGCTACTTCTTCATAACTTGTGCCATCGGCTACTAATATTTTAGCAGAAGTAACATCAGGCATAATAAATTTAGCGGGTAATGTTAAATTGTTACTAGCATCTAATACTGTAGATTTACTAGCTGGTAAACAACAAAATACTTCTTTAGCTCCTGCTGAAAAATCTACAGCACTGTCGCTGTTAGAACTTGATATAATTGTGGTACGAGCTAATGTTGAGCTATCCGATGCTAAAGTACCTAATCCAACTTCAAATTCAGCATTTAAAACAATACAGTAATATGTTGTGTTACTGTTACCAATACCTGCTGCGAATGTTTCAAATCCAGAAACAGCACCGCCTAATGTGACTGTACCAGTACCTGTTGTCGTGGTTGATTCTTTTACACGGTCGTTGATTACTAAGGCCATGTATTACTCCTATGCTATTCGTATAATTGCTGCAGAGGATGAAAAAGCTGGAAATTGAACAGTAAAAGTTCCCGCAGTCGCAGTCTTATCACCACCAAAATTTAATACACATACTGCTGGATCACCTGACTGAGTATCATTGTAAATTAAAGCTCCTCTTGCAGTTAAAGTAACACCTGTAAAAGATAAATCAGCAAAGTCGACTAAGGCAGTATCTGAAGATATTGAAGTACCTCCATTGGTTAGTGCACTACCACCAGATGCGTATTGACCAGTGGCCGATACTTGGTTATCTGTAGTAAACGATGTAGTTGATTTGCCTAATGTTGCACTACTGGTGTAAAGTGATAATTTAAAACTATTACCACCACTTTGTTTAAAATTGTGTGTACCTTCTAATAATTCTTTTTTGAACGAATTACATATTGCATTAGTTGTTATTGCCATTATCCTACTCCCTTAACATTTGGTGAAATTGATGGAACGGGTATTCTTGGTTCACCATCTGTATATTGCCCACGTTTTCTATGTCCCATCTGTTGCATAGCAAATTGCTGTACCTCTTCATTGTACTTACCTTTGTATAAGTTGTACATATCAGCAGGCCCTTTTAAGTAGCTAAAACATTCAGTTAGCACACCGTGTAAAAGCAACGATTCTTGATTGGTTGACAAAAAGGTGGTGGTTGAGCTGTTAAAATGTGGTGGATCGATGACATAGTTAATCTGTACAGTCAAAGCACTGGATGGCACAGGTGCTAATACAAGAGTGCTGTCATCCCAATTAGCGTAATACTTTGGCACACCTGTTGCATCTGTTGAATTAAATTCTGATATAAAGCTAGTGTCTCTTTTCTCTAAAAAAATACGAGTGCTACTGCTATTAACCTGAATAGATCGTATATACATCAATTCTTCAGGCATAGTTAAAAATCGTTGTGATGCCACACATGAAGATGTTTTGTAAGCTCGTAAATCATCATAATCAACTTTACCCGCAATATCTAACTCTGTGTTACGAATAAACTGATCAATTAAAGTATCAGATAACACATTAGAATCTACTTCAGTGTAGTTTCTTACTTGTGTTAAAAAGTTAGCATGTGTAATAGTCATGATATACTAATAGTTACCTCTCCAGTGCTAGATGTCATTTCAAACGATTCTAAAGATGTGCCTAATATATTATCACTTGCACTAGGCAACATGCTAGAATTATTAAAACCATTATTAACATAAATAACAAAAGCCTCATTATCGTCTTTGGGTCTAGGTCTTGGGTTTTGTAAAGCTATAGCATCTGCTTTATGATGTTTTCTTCTAATTTGAGGGTGTTTAGGTTCGTATTCAGATTTATGCACAAAGGCACCATTCCATTCTTTTACCATTTCTTTATACGGAAATTCCATACCTGATCTATCAGATATTGCTTTAGCATATTTTCCACGAGCATAAGCCATAATTAACTCCCTGATGGATAGTAACTTTGTGGTGTTATATACACCGAAGTTCTTTGTCCATCCTCGTCTAAGGCTCTTTTTAATTCATCTTCGTAAATCATTTTATTTTGTTGTACCAATTGTGGGTTAACTTTCATACTTAAATAATAAGCAAGCCCCGCGACCATACAAGGTATAAATCTAAAAGCTATATCTGCTTGATTAGTGTAAGCTCCAGCATCTTCAATACGTTTTACAATGTAATATTTTAAATGCGTATAAGTGCTTGCATTTGGTGTTTGATACAAAGTAATTGTAGGTGTGGTTTGACGATCTACATAATACTCAGAGGGTTGACCTGTTGCACCTTTATTGTTTTTTGACGCATAATCACTTCTTGATATTTTAGTTAAAGCTATATCACTAGTTGAACTAGTTGTGCCACTTGAACTACTGATATAGGCTTCTAAAACGTCACTAGTATTAGAAGGAGCCGTGTAAGTTGCAGTCCCTGATGTTAATTCTTGAGTGTTTAAAGACACCTTCCAAAGATGTACACCACGGTTGCTCCATTCAGAAAATAAAATATTTAAACTACGTCTAGCAGATTTTAAATCACGCCCACTGTTAGTTCTGACAGCACAACGTTCATACGCTTCTTCAATGATGTCATCGATATCTAAATCAAACGCTGTTGTGCCTGAAGTAGCCATTTAGTCTCCTTAAAAAGTACCTTTAAATTTTGTGCCTTGCACTGCCACGCCACCGCCTCTACTGTATTTTTTTGTAGATTTTATTCCTGTTACTCTTTCTATAGCACCATCCATTGCTTTCACTAAATCATTGGCCCCCTTTATAGCACGCCCTCTCTTACTTAAAGGTGGAGCTAATGTTCGTGTAGCTTTTAAATCAATACTAACTTTTTTCTTTGGTACTGGGTTTTTTGTAGCTTTTAAATCAATATTAACTTTTTTCTTTGGTACTGGGTTCTTTGTAGCTTTTAAATCAATTTT